CTAGTGGAGAACATCATATAGAGTCAGCTACTTTATATGATGATTGTGATGCTTGTAATGCTGCTAACTAACCAAAAATACAACAGACAGGTAACTAATTAATTAACTATATATAAAATTTTATTATGAAAGCAAGTGAAATCGTAGAAAAATTCAAGAACGTCCTTCTTAGTGAAGAAGACAGTTCTAAAGCCCCTGAAATGGAGGTTAAAAGTGATGCTTCTGAAATAGAAGTAAAAGAACAAGAAGTTGTTCTAAGTGAAGAAATCAAAGAAGTAGAAAACGTTGAATCAGAAACTGAATTATCTGATGAAGTTGAAGCTTCTTATGAAGACAAAAAACAATTGGAAGAGAAAGAAATTATCGAAGAGGTAAAAGAAGATCCAATGGCTAAATATGCTACAAAAGAAGATCTAGAAAAAGCTATGGCAGAAATGAAAGCTTTAGTAGGTAATCTTAAAAGCGAAGAAGAGATGAATGAAGTTCCAGAACAACTATCTTCTCAAGAACCAGCTGTTGAACCTATTACACACGATCCTGAATCTTCTGTAGAGAAAAAGAACATAAATCTTTATGCTCAGAAAAGACCTCAAACTATAATGGATAGGGTTTTAAGTAAAATATCATAAATACTAATAAATTAAATAAATAATAAAAAATGGCTACTACAACTTCAATTACAAGTACTTATGCTGGAGAGTTTGCTGGAAAGTATATCTCTGCTGCATTATTATCTGGTTCTACTATAGACAATGGTGGAATTACAGTAAAACCAAACGTAAAGTTCAAAGAAGTAATGAAAAAAGTTTCTTCTAGTGGACTAATTGCTAACGCTTCTTGTGACTTTGCTGATACAGGCACAATCACATTAACTGAAAGAATCCTTCAACCAGAAGAATTTCAAGTTAATATAGAGTTATGTAAGAAAGACTTCCGTTCAGACTGGGAAGCTATTCAAATGGGATATTCTTCATTTGATCAATTACCTCCTAAATTTAGTGATTTCTTAATCTCTCACGTTGCTGCTAAAGTTGCTGAGAAGACTGAGCAAAATATCTGGAGTGGTACTGATGCTACTGCTGGTGAATTCGATGGGTTCTCTACTTTATTAGCTGCTGATTCTGATGTTATAGATGTAACTGGATCTGCAATTACTTCTTCTAATGTAATCGCTGAACTAGGTTCTATCGTAGATGCAATTCCATCTTCATTATATGGAAAAGAAGATATGTTTGTATATGTATCTCAAAACATCGCTAGAGCTTATGTAAGATCTTTAGGTGGATTTGGTGCTTCTGGATTAGGTGCAAACGGTGTAAATTCTCAAGGAACTCAATGGTGGAACAATGGTTCGTTAAGCTTCGATGGTGTAAAACTATTTGTTGCTAATGGATTAGCTGATGACACTGCTGTTGCAGCTGAAAAATCTAACTTATTCTTTGGAACAGGATTATTATCTGACCATAATGAAGTGAAAGTTATCGATATGGCTGACTTAGATGGATCTCAAAATGTAAGAGTAATTATGAGGTTTACAAGTGGAGTTCAATACGGAATTGGATCTGATATCGTTTACAGAGTAAACGCTTAATAAATAAAATAGATGTTTAACAAAAGGGCGGTTAACACCGCCTTTTTAATATAAAAAATAATAATATGAGTTGCGATTTAACACAAGGAAGACAAAGACCGTGTAAAGACTCAGTAGGAGGTATAAAAGCCGTTTATTTCATTAACTACGGAACAACTGATGTTGCTTATGATAGTACAAACACTGATGAAATTGATGGACTTGGATCTGGACTTTCTGCTTACAGATACGATCTTAAAGGCAATTCTAATTTAGAACAAACAATTAATTCCTCTACTGATACAGGAGGCACATTCTTTGAGCAAGTTCTAACATTAGTTTTACCTAAATTAACATTAAAAGACCATAAAGAAATTAAATTATTGTCTTTTGGAAGACCACACATTATTGTAAAAGATAATAATGATAACTACTTTTATGTAGGTAATGAACACGGAGCTGATGTAACTGGTGGAACTATTTCTACTGGATCTGCAATGGGTGATTTAAGCGGATATAATTTAACTTTATCTGGACAAGAAAGACAACCTGCTAACTTTATTTCTGTTACTGCTGAAACAGATACTCAGTTAACTTTAGGAGATGCAAGTACAATTACTGTTGTACCTGGAGTTGCTACTGATGTAGATGTTGATGATGATCCATCAGGAATACCTGGAGGAGGAAACTAATCAATCTTCAATATGTATAAAAGCCTCACTTTTCAGTGGGGCTTTTTTATTTAAAACAAAATAGGTTTTTTTTGATTATCTATATATGATAATACTATTACCAGTATCAACTTCACAAACAATTAAGATTGTACCTAGATCTTATTTAGAAGATAGTAATGTTCAATTAAAAATAACTGAAGACGGTACTAGAAAAACGGAAACACTAACAAGCTTAACTGCTACCTATAGCGGTAACTTTATAGAAATACCTTGTACATTCAGTATTTTGTCTGAGAGTAAAATGTATTATATAGAAGTAACAAGATCAGGAAGTCTATTATACAGAGATAAAGCATATTGTACAGCTCAAACAGATAGAACTATTCCTCATACATTAAACACAGGTAAGTACGATGAACATACTGCTTCACCTTCCGGACAGAAATATATAACAATATAATATGAGTAAAAAGAAAACATATAAAAATAATATTAGAGTTGTTAATCTACAGGGTTATACTACGCCAGAGATAAAAGAGCATTATAGTAAAGACTGGGTTACCTATGGAGAAAACAATGATTATTTTGACAACTTAATAAACCTTTACTTAAGTAGTCCAACAAATTCTTGTTGTATAAATGGTATCGTAGATATGATCTACGGTAGAGGTATTGATGCTACAGATAATAATGAGAAACCTGAGATGTATGCTAGAATGAAAGATCTTATAAAAGGAGATCAGGTTAAAAGAGTTGTAAATGATTTTAAATTACTTGGACAAGCTGCAATGCAAATTGTTTATAATAAATCTAAAACGGCTATAACTAGTGTTACTCATTTCCCAATGGAAACTATTAGAGCTGAGAAAGCTGATAAAGGAAAAATAAAAGGATACTACTATCATCCTAAATGGTCTGAGATGAAAACAAGTGACAGTCCTAAAAGAATACCTGCTTTTGGATATGGAAGTAAAAGCGAGTACAGAGAGCTTTACGTCATTAAACCTTATAGATCTGGTTTTTATTACTATGCTCCAGTCGACTATCACGGATCACTACAATACTCTTCTTTAGAAGAAGAAGTATCTAATTATCATATTAATAATATTAAGAACGGTTTACAGCCAAGTTTACTTATTAACTTTAATAATGGTGTTCCGGATGAAGAAGCTCAACAATTAATAGAAGGAAAGATCCAGGATAAGTTTGGAGGAACTTCTAATTCAGGTAAATTTATATTAGCCTTTAACGAGGATCCAGAAAGAAAAGCAGATATAGAACCAATACATTTACCAGATGCACACGCACAATATCAGTTCTTAGCAGATGAAGCTAGAGAAAAGATAATGCTTGGTCATAGAATTGTATCACCAATACTACTTGGTATTAAAGATAATACAGGCTTTGGGAATAACGCAGAAGAGCTTAGAACGGCTTCTGTGCTTATGGACAACATAGTTATTAGACCGTTCCAAGAACAGCTCTTAGAATGCTTTAATAAGCTTTTAGAATTCAACGGTATATACTTGAACCTTTACTTTGTTACTCTTCAACCAATTGAGTTTACTCAACTTGATAACATTGAAACTAAGATTAAGAGAGAAGAAGAAACTGGAGAAAAATTATCTGCAATAGAAAGAGTTAAATCAATATTTAAAAAGAAAAAAGATGAAAGCACTATTCATAACGACTGATGATTTAAGAAGAAAATCCATAATTGGAGGTGCTGTTGATGCTGATAAGTTTGTTCAGTTCATTGAAGTGGCCCAGGACATTCATATTCAAAATTATCTAGGAACTAAATTATACGATAAAATATCTTCATTAATAGTAAATGATACTATTGATGATTCTGGTAATGCAGTATATAAAACACTCCTAAACGACTACTTAACACCAATGCTAATCTGGTTTGCACAAAGTGACTATTATATGTTTGCTTCATATCAAGTTAGTAACGGAGGTGTCTTTAGACATCGAAGTGAGTCTTCAGAGACTCCTTCGATGCAAGAAATTAAGTCTTTAGTAGATAGTTCTAGAGATAAGGCAGAATTTTATGTAAGAAGGTTTTTAGATTATATGGACAATAATAATAATTCATATCCGGAATATAACGACACTAATAGTGATGGAATGTATCCTGATAAGAATGAAAACTTTAATGGTTGGGTTTTATGATAAGTAAGAAAAATACTTATAAACCTAAACAGGAGAATGTAGTTAAATTAAAAGTATTTATAGATAAAATACTTGAGAAACAAAATAATAAAAATAAATAGATATTTATGGGAACGACTTTAACAGGAACTAGAATATCTGATACTTATGATTCGCTATTAAAAGCAACTGATAATGGGATCATAACATCTAGTGCTAAACAGATTACAGATGGTGTAGGAAATAATACACCTTTATATATATCAACAAGTAGAATAGGTATAGGTGTTTCACCTACTACTACATTCCAGGTTTCTGGTAATTCTAAAATAGGAGGAGATCTAACAGTTACAGGTAATTTACTTGTTGAAGGAACTACTACTACAGTGGATACTGACACATTAAGTGTCAAGGATCCATTGATTATAGTGGGTAATGATAACAATACTTCTGACCTTGTTGATCTAGGATTCTATGGTTTATATGATACTTCAGGATCTCAAGACTTATATGCTGGTTTATATAGAAGTGCTTCGACTACTAAATTTCATTTATTTAAAGACTTACAAGAAGAACCTACTACAACAGTAAATACAAGTGGAACAGGATATGCAGTAGCTACATTAGTTGCTAATTTAGAAGGTAATTTTATAGGAGGTACTGTGTCTAGTACAGGTGCAGATTTCTCAGGAAATGTTGTTATTTCAAATTCTGGATCTCCAATGTTATCTATTCAAAACACAACAAATAATGTACAGGGTATATTCTATGCTAGTGCTTCTGATGTTGTAATTGGTAATAATACAAATAGCACATTAAATTTCGTACAAAACGGAGGTACTGCATTAACAATAGACACATCAAAAAACGCAACTTTTGTTGCAACAGTTTATGCAACTGAATTTCAAGGTAATTTTGCAGGAACTATAGATAGCGGAACTACTGCTGTAACTCAATCAAACGGAGATAATAGCACTAAAGTGGCTACTACTGCTTATGTAGATACTGCTTTAGCAGGACAAGATACTTTAGCTGAAATACTAGCAAATGAAAATACAACAGGAGGAACTGATATAGCAGTAAGTACAGGAGATGATATAACTTTTGTAGATAATAGTAAAGCAATATTTGGCACAGATAGTGATTTACAAATATATCACGGCGGTACTAGTGGAGAAATTAATAATACAACTGGTAGTTTAATTGTTGAATCAATAACTGACCAAATTTATAAAGTTAATGGCTCAGAAAGATTAAGAATAGGTTCTAATAATGTATCTTTTACAGGTGATGTAGATTTATATGATGATTTAGAAGTTGATGGAAACGCAACTTTTCAAGGAAATATAATAGTTTCAGGAACAGTTGATGGTAGAGACCTTACTACAGATGGAAATAAACTAGATGGTATTGAAGCAGGAGCAGATGTAACAGATGCTACTAATGTATTGGCAGCAGGAGCAGTAATGACTACTGGAAATCAATCTATTGCTGGAGAAAAAACATTTAGTGATGATTTTACTGTTTCAAGCGATGCTGTTTTTAATGGTAATATAAATCTAGACGACGATGAAAGAATAAGGTTAGGTACTTCAAATGCTTTTCAACTTTATTACGACTCTACTCTTGAATCAGGACAAGGTGGTGCAGTAATAGATTCAAACAGAATATTTATTGAAACTAACTTTTTTCAATTAAATTCTATTGCTGGAGAAAATATGATAAAAGCTACAAGTAACGGAGATGTAGAGCTTTATTATAATGATTCAAAAAAACTAGAAACAACAAACACAGGCATAACTGTAACAGGAACAGTATTAGCTACTGCTTTCTCAGGAGATATAACTGGTGGAACTGTTTCTGGAACAACTGGTGCTTTTACAGGTGATTTAACAGTAGATACAGATACTTTATTTGTAGATGTTTCAACAGACTCAGTAGGTATTAATACATCTAATCCTAGTGATTATAGAATGGATGAATTAGTAGTAACTGTGCCAGATGAAGGAGGTATCACAATAGCTAGTGCAACTGATGAAGCAGCTTATTTAACATTTGCAGATATTACAGGAACTAATTTACCTTTACATTATTTAAGAGTTGACCATAGTTTAAACACATTTCAGTTTCATTCTGAAGATAGTTTTTCTTTTCAAATACAAGAAGGAGTTGAAGCTTTAGGTATAACTGGTTCTTCTGTAGATATAAGAGAATCAGCAACTATACACGACAGTTTAACTGTTGATGGAAACTCAACTTTTGGAGGTAATGTAAATGCAAAATTATCTAACATAGCAGGGTTACAAAATATGTTCAATATTGAGAACGCTACTAATACAAGTGTACTTGCAAGTTTTGGACTTAATTTGTCTAATGACCAACTGATATTAGGTAGTGATTATGGTGCTTCATTTTTATTAAAAACAAATGGCACAACTGCCTTAACATTAGATTCATCACAAAACGCAACTTTTGCGGGAAATGTGGATGTAACTGGGAATATAATTGCTAGGGCTAATGCAAACTATTATGCTACAAGAAATTATTTAGGAGAAACGTGGGAACTTGCTAGTGATACAGCGGATGGTGTTACTTTTAAAATAACTGGAGGAGCAGCGAATACAACAGGGAATTTTTTTAGATTCCAAACACAAAGTGGTGGAGCAACTGCTGATACTAAATTAATAATTGATAAATCTGGAAACGTAGGAATAGGAACAGATTCGCCTACAAGTTATGGTGCAAATTATAAAAATTTAGATAGTTCAGGTGCAGTTGGTTCTTATTATACTTTAACAGGAACAAATACAGGAATTAAAGTAGATTTAGCAGCAGATGGAGTATTAGGGATTGTAGGAACAAAAACTGCACACGATTTTATAATTAGAACAAATGATGT